GGGGAACTTATGCTGTAACAGTCGGAGGTGGTGGAGCTGCAGCTCCTCTTTCTCCAACAGGTCCTTCGCCATTACCAGGAATAGGTCCTGCAGTTAATGGAACAGATTCAACTTTTTCGACAATAACATCTGCTGGTGGAGGAAAAGGTGGTGGTTGGGGTTCTAATGCTGCTGGTTCTGGTGGTTCTGGTGGTGGAATGAATGAAACTTGTGCAGTAGGTTCAGGAAATACTCCTCCAACAGATCCAGTTCAAGGTTATGCTGGTGGAAATAATCCAGGTAGTAATGGAGCTGGTGGAGGTGGTGGAGCAACTGCCGTTGGACCAAGTTCTCCTAATGGTTGTGCAGGTAATCCTGGAGGTGCTGGAGCACCAAACAATATTACAGGAACAGCAACTTTCTATGCTGGTGGTGGTGGAGGTGGTGAACTGGCAAGTGGTCCTGCACCAGGTGGTAGCGGTGGAGCTGGTGGTGGGGGAGCTGGTGGAGATCAAGGACTTGGAACAGCTGGAACAGTTAACACTGGTGGTGGTGGTGGCGGTGGAGCTTACGCTGGTTGTAGTGCAGGATGGGTTGTAGTGCAGGATGGACAGGTGGAGCAGGTGGCAAAGGAATCGTAATTGTAAAATCAACACAATATTTAACAACAGACAGTGCGTGTGCACCTGTTCAATCACCCGATGGTGGAACAGGAACATTTATTGCAAAATTTAAAGCAACAGCAAATGTAACGGTTGGTAGCGTACCTTCTATTAGTTTAGATTATTTAGTAGTTGGTGGTGGTGCCTCTGGAGGAAGTGGAGGAAATGGTGGTGGCGGCGGTGGAGCAGGTGGTTATAGATCTTCTTTTCCAGGTGGAACAAAAGTATTTTTAGATGAAGGAACAAATTATGTTACAATTGGAGGAGGTGGGGCAGGAATTCCTGGGCCTTCAGTACCTGCAGGTTCTGACGGCAATGATGGTACAGATTCTTTTGTAGGTTATATTACCGCATCAGGTGGTGGCGGAGGTGGAGGTGTATTATCCAATATAGGTGTTCCAGGAGGATCAGGAGGAGGTGGTGCAGGTTCTGGTCCAGGAAATGCGGGGGGAACAGGAAATGTTCCACCAGTAAGTTCTCCAGGAGCGCCTGTGCAAGGATATAATGGAGGTGCAAGTTCTGCTAATCCAGGTTTAAATGGTAAAGGTGGTGGCGGCGGTGGAGCCGGTGCTATAGGTGTAACTGGTGGTGGATCTCCAGGATGTGCAGCAGGTGGAGGTGGAGTAGGAAAACCAAGTTCAATTACAGGAAGTGCATTATCATATGCAGGAGGTGGTGGAGGAGCAGCTCAAAATGGTCCAACTTCTGCAGCAGGTGGAGCAGCTTCTCCTTGTGGAACTGGTGGTCAAGGGGGTCAACAAGGAACACCTTCAGATCGTGCAGCAGCCGCTGGTACAACAAACAGAGGTGGTGGAGGTGGTGGAGAGTATTTTGGAAACCCTGTTGGCTGTGGTACAGCTGGAGCAGGTGGATCAGGAGTCGTTCTCTTAAGAATAGCAACAGATTGTAAACCAGCTTCTTATGCAGTAGCCCCAGGAACTAATACATCAGCGGTTGATGGATCTTGTACTGTAGCTACTTTTACGGTATCAGGAACATTGACACTATAAACAAATTATAATATAAATTAAATTTTAAGGAGCATAAATATGGCACATTTCGCAGAACTAGATGGAAGTAATGTAGTAAAAAGAGTAGTTGTTGTTGGCAATGATGTTGAAACAGCAGCTGGACCTTTAGGAACTAATGACATGCATGTTGATGGTGAAACATGGTGTGTTAATTTTTTCAAAGGCGGAACTTGGAAACAAACTTCTTATAATCACAATTTTAGAAAACAATATTGCGGCAAAGGATATACTTTTGACGCTGCAAAAGACAAATTTATTTCACCCCAACCTTATACATCTTGGTCGTTAGATGGAAACGATGACTGGCAAGCTCCAGTTACTTATCCAACTGATACTACAGATAAAATAATTAGTTGGGATGAAGCAGGACAAAAATGGACTGCAAAAGATAAAGACGACAATTCATTTAATTGGGATGCATCAACATTAGCTTGGGTATCCGCATAAGGAGACTCATATGGCTAGCCCTTCAGCCTCATCAAATGGTGGTATAATCGGAAAATTAAACAATTCTTCTTTCGGGAAGGATACTACTACCACTACCACTCCCACAGGATCAACTACAGTCACTACACAACCGGGAACAAGAGTTGTTCAATCAGTCATTGTTGCTGGTGGAGGCGGTGGTGGACACGAACGTGCTGGCGGTGCAGGTGCAGGTGGTTTAAGAAATACAGAAATTAATGTTAATGGAGCGGCTCCATATCCTATAACAGTAGGTGCTGGCGGTACAGGTGGAACTAGTTCTGCTTTAGGAGGCTGTGGTTCAGATTCATCTTTTGATTCTACTACTTCTTCAGGGGGTGGTGGAGGGGGTCTTGTTCCAAGCACAGCATCAAAGTCTGGTGGTTCTGGTGCAGGAGGCTATGCTGGTAATACCACTGCAGGATCAGGAAATACTCCACCAGTTGTCCCACCTCAAGGTAATGATGGTGGAGACGGATTGCCTGGAATAAATTCAAGCGGAGGCGGAGGAGGTTCTTCAGCAGTTGGTGATAATGCAACACCCGCATCAGTTGGAGGTGATGGTGGAGCAGGAACAGATGTATCTCCTGATTTTCCAAGTGCCCCTAACTCTGGTGTTTATGGTGGTGGAGGCGGAGGTGCAGCTTCAACTGGACCCGCTTATACAGATGGAGCAGCAGGAACAGGTGGAACAGGTGGAGGTGGAAATGGAACTAATGATGGTAGTACAGGAGCAGCAGGAACAGTTAACACTGGCGGTGGCGGTGGTGGCGGAGGAGTTTTTGGATCGCCTTATACTATTGGTGACGGTGGAGCAGGTGGATCAGGAATAGTAATAGTAAAAGAATTAACTAAAGCATCGGGTGTGTGGTCAATGCAATCACAATTTCAAGCTATGACAAATGGAGCATGTGGAAAAAGAACATGGCCACGACCTATCGCTAGTCCTGTTGCATTTGATTATTTAGTAGTTGCTGGTGGTGCATCTGGTGGTGGCGGTACTTACTTCGGTGGTGGCGCTGGAGCTGGAGGGGCTATAACTTCTTTTCCAGGTGGAACAAAAATTACATTAGCTGATGGGGAACACGATATTACTATTGGAGGTGGTGCTGCTAGTGGTCCAACTGGTGGCAGAGGTCTCCCTGGATGTAACAGTGTATTTTCGACAGTTACAGCTGCAGGTGGAGGTGGTGGCGGTAAGTATCCCGCACCAGGAGATTTACCAGGTATTCCAGGTGGCTCCGGAGGAGGAGGTGGTGGAACTGGTACTTGTGCGCCTTCACCTGGAGGATCAGGAAATACTCCTGCGATACCAGCCCCTGAAGGAGGTCCTCAAGGAAATGATGGTGGTGAAGGTGGATGTCAACCGAAGAATTATAGTGGAGGTGGTGGAGGTGGTGCTGGTGGTGCAGGAACACCTGGTGAAGCCCCAATTGGGGGACCGGGTGGTGTGGGTAAAGGAACAGCAATTAATCCAAGTCCAACTTATGGTACTCCAGGTCCAAGCGCACCTTTAAGATATTTTGCTGGTGGCGGTGGAGGTATGGCTTATACTGCACCTGGTGGAGCTGGTGCTGGTGGAGCAGGTGGTGGCGGAGCTGGAGGAGCAATGATTGCAGGGACACCTGGAACTGTTAATACTGGTGGTGGCGGAGGTGGTGCAGGCCGATCTAGTCCCGCACTGGGAGGAGCTGGTGGTTCAGGAATAGTTATTTTAAGAGCCCCGGGACCCGTAGGTCCAACATTATCAGTAAGTCCAGGATGTAATTCAAAAGCAACATTGCCAGGACCTGCAGGTGGATGTACAGTATTAACTTTTACTCAAACGGGTAAAGTTAATATCGGCTAATTCTATTTACTCCCTCTTTAATTTGTGATATAATACGTTTATAAAGACATATGAACTTAACGAATTATTTTTGGTATTTTAAATCAGCAGTCCCTACTAGAATCTGTGATGATATTATTCGCTATGGAAAACAATTACAAGATCAATTAGCAACTACGGGTGGATATGGAGATCCTAAAAAATTAAACCAACAACAAGTTAAAGATTTAAAAAAGAAAAGAGATTCAGATATTGTTTGGTTAAATGAGCGTTGGATCTATAAAGAAGTTCAACCTTATGTTCATCGAGCTAATGCTGCTGCTGGTTGGAATTTTCAATGGGATTTTTCTGAGTCTATGCAATTTACTAAATATAATAAAGGCCAATACTATGACTGGCATTGTGATGGCTGGGATAAACCATATCAAAGAAAAGAAGGAGACCCTTCTCATGGAAAAGTTAGAAAATTATCTGTGACATTAACTTTATCGGACGAAAAAGATTATAAAGGAGGAGAATTAGAATTTGATTTTAGAAATTTAGATCCCGATAAAAAATCAAATATACATAAATGTAAAGAGATATTATCTAAAGGATCTTTAGTAGTGTTTCCTGGATTTGTTTGGCAT